AAAACTAAATTACTTTATTAATCGTGGCAGCTACTATAGACGCAACAATAAAAGGAGAAAATGCTAATAGTTATGTCACGTTGACAGAAGCTAATGATTATTTTGATACCTCTCCAGATTCTTCTACTTGGACAAATAAAACAGACGATCAAAAGAAAAGATCATTAATATCTGCTGCTAGATGGATTGATACTTTAGTTTTTTATGGAGATAGATGTGACGATGGACAGGCATTAAAGTTTCCAAGAAATAATTATCAGGTAGATGGTGTCGAATTGGCTTGTTCTAAAATTCCTAATCCAATTAAATATGCACAATATGAATTAGCCAGAGCCTTAGCAAATGACACAGATGCAATAACAGGAACTACAGGAAAAGACGGAAATTTTGAAGAAGTAAAATTAGGAGATATTCAAGTTAAATACAACACTGCAAGTCAGGGAACTGGATCTATAAATAATATTCTTGATGTTTACCCTTGGCTCCAAAGTTACCTTGGAGCGTATATGCTAGGTGGTGCTGGCAGTTTCCAACTAAGGGCGGTTAGAGGATAATGGCAGGGCAACTAGACTCACTACTGAAAAACGTAGCCAAACAGGTGGTGTCTCAACTAGGAGACTCATTAGACACAACAATTATCTACACCAGAAAACTATCTACGTCATATAACACATCTACTGGTGCAGTAACTACAAGTGACACCAGCTACACAATAAAAGTTCCCGTAGAGTTTATACAATCCACAGAAGAAACAGGATTCCAGGAAAACGTAGCTAGAATTTTTATAACACCTGATCTTATAGGAGACAGCCAACCGTTACTATCAGATGAGGTTACTCTTACATTTTCTGGATCGACCAGAGTTGCAAAGATTACTGATGTAAGAACTTTGCGTGGTGGTCAGGAATATCTATTCAGAGTTGACGTTATTTTCTAATGACTTTAGTAAACGCACGAGCAGCATTTGAAACAGCAATTAAAAATGCAGTCACAACTGCTGACAACACAGTGACAGTTGTATTCGACAATATGCCTTTTACAACTCCAGGTAAAAACAAAAAGTATGTAATGGTAAGTCTTGATTTTACACAATCAACAACTCAACCTCAAGGTGCAGCAGTTGATTACTATGGAGGATCAATAACTTGTGGAGTTATGACACCAAAAAATAAAGGAACAGCAGACGGAGCAGCAATAGCAGAATCAATTATAGATGGATTGACTTCGGTAAACGCATCAGACTACTCAGATACATTTTCTGCTTCTCCCCGTGTATCACAAATAGCTGGACCGACTACAATAAATACAGAAAGAGAAAGTCATTTCCTATCTGTGGTTAGTTGCACCTTTACTGCCAATGCCTAGTTCCAAAGACATCTCCCATCTAACCAAAGATTTAGAGCAGAATATGATAGCTCTAAAAAGTAAAGTAGCTTCTGCTATGGTGCAAGATCTTCAAGAACGTGGTCCGTGGTGGACAGGACATTTTGCCACTAGCTGGAAAATAAGTGAAACTCCAGTACAGCCAGTTAAAAAATCAAGAAAAAGAGAAGAAATAGATAAAGGAAACATACGAGGATATGATGCTCCATTACATTGGTTAGATGAGGATGAAGCTGGAGTTGGTACAGGAAGCGTTTACGATCAAATAAGAACTAATCGTGTGTTACCTAATAGGAAAAGAGCCAAAAAAGTTCCACTGGAAAAACCTTTATATGTAGGTAATGAAGCTGAATATGCTGGATTTGCCGTTAACAATCCAGGGGCTACTGCACCAGTTGGTTCTCCCAACGGAATCACATACTCAGAACACGCAGGAGTAGTAAGACAGATAACACCTCCTAGTGGAAGTCCTGATTGGTACAAAATATATCTGCAAAATCAACAGTTTAACGAAGCGATATTACTCGGACTTAGCGAAACTTTCAAAGGTAAACATACTCCTGTCGAATAATCAGCGATAAGTTATACTACAAGAATAGATACAATTTTTTATGGCAACAGTAAGAGCAATCGACAAACTAAAGCAAGCCTTTAGTGTCGAAGAACGTAGTAGCTACTCTATTTTTAAGGGAGAAGAACTAATCCTAAAAATATTTTGGTCGCCTCTTACAATAGCTGATAGAGACACTATAAACAGTACATTAATAGCTATGAACAAAGGTCAAGAAGAAGGAAGTCTTGACTTTGCACTACAGGTTATTGTTACAAAAGCCGAAGATGAATCAGGTGTAAAGATGTTTACATCAGGAGATTTACCAGCATTGAGAAGAGAGATACCTTTATCTGTCCTACTGGACATAATGACTAAAATGCAGGGAGTGGGCGAGGGGGAAAGCCCCGATGCCGTAAAAAGCTAAACTGAAAAAAGATAACTTTATATACTTACAGTTTTTTATTGCGGAAAAACTAGGCTACACTCACAAAGAAGTTCGAGAAAAAATGTCGGTTCAAGAACTGTACGCCTGGAACGCTTACTTTGAAATAAAGTCCGAGAGAGAAGAAGAAGCCTACGAAAAAGCAAAAAGACAAGCCCAAGTTCGTAAAGTACGCTAAACTTTTAATATCTGACTCAAATTTGCGGTGGCTGCGTCAAATTATAGCGTAAATATAAAATTAAATACTACAGCAGCTAAGAATGACTTGCAGAAACTAGAAGCACGAATAAATAAGTTACGTAAAAATCTAAACGAACCACTAAAGATAGATACAAGAGTATCAAAAATACAAGAAAAGATAGCCAAAAGCAAAGATGCTCAAAAAGCATCAATGATAGAGACTAGAAATATAGGAAATCAGATACAAAAAGCAGCAGATCAAGGATTGAAAGTAGATAAAGCAAGAGCAGCAATACGAAAAGCAGCATCTTTAGATTCAAAAAACCAACTTAAATCAGCAGCAACACAGAGAAAGATAGCTCTTGATGAATTGAATTTGGAAAAGAAAATTACTGAGGAAGAAGCAAAACAGCTTAAGTTACAAAATAAAAAGAAGGGTGGAGCAGGATCAAGTGGGGGAAGATCAGGTGTTTTATCAGGAGCATTAATAAGTGGTGCATTTCCCTTGTTATTTGGACAAGGACCATTAGCTGCTGCTGGTGGTTTTGGAGGTGGCCTTCTTGGAGGAAGAATAGGTGGTCAGATGGGAGGATTTGCAGGAGGTCTTATAGGAACATCAATCGTAACTGGTATTCAAGGTGCAGTTACAGGTGTTGCTAATTTAGGCAAAGCGTTAGATCCTTTAACAGCAGACTTAAATAAGTTATCTATAGCTGTTGGAATTGTAGGAACCGAAGAAGGCAGAAGAATACAATTAATTGAGCAATTAAGCGGAAAACAAGCTGCTTTGGCTGCTGTAACTGAAAATATGGCGAATATAGTAGGAGATAAGGGTGTACGAGAATTAAAAGAATTTGGCGAATCATTTACAGCTTTAGCGAATAGTTTTCAAAGATTTTTACTAAGAGTTGGAGCAACTTTAGCAGAGGTAGCGAACAGAGTGTCAGGTGTCTTACCAGGAGTTGGACCAACCACTCCCGATGTAACTAAAGCTATACAGTCTGACGCTATAGTAAAAGATTTAGAATCTAGGATACAAAAAGCGGAAGCAGAAATATTAAAGGAAGAAATGAGGATTTTACCCAAAGGATTCGGAGGTCTATTTCCCACCGAATTACCTAATGTAGGAGAATTATCAGAATCAGCTATAGAGCAAGCAAACCTTGAAAAATTAAGAAAACAGTTAGATGCTAGAAAGAAAACAGTAAAAGCAAATGAAGAGGCAAAAGTAAAAGCTGCAAATAATGTAAAACAAGCTGATCTTTTACTTAAAAATAATCTTGATAATATTACAGTTTTAAAAGATACATTAGAGGTAGGTAAGGAAGAGGCATTAGTAAGACAAAAGATAAGGGAACTTACAAAAGTTATAGGCGAAGATGAAGCTAAAACTCAAGAAACTAGAATAAGAACTAATTTAACTCTGGAAAGATCGCTAAAATTACAGCTTGAATTTTCTCAAGCTATAGGTCAATCATTTAAAGATAATTTTAAGGATGCAATTACAGGTGCTCAAAGTTTTGGAGAGGCTATGCGGAATGTTCTTAACACAATTAACAACAAACTAATAGATATGGCAATAGATCAAATACTCTTTGGTAGATCTAGTGGTGGAGGAGGATTATTCGGTTCAATGTTTGGGGGTCTATTTGGGGGTCTATTTGGAGGTGGCCCTAGAATGGGAGGAGCAGGATATTTTGATCCAGTAACAGGTTTAGGCACAGCAGGACCAAACTTTGGATTAGCAGATGGTGGAACAGCTAGGGCAGGAAGAACCCATTTAGTAGGAGAGCGTGGACCAGAACTATTTACACCAAGAGTTACAGGTACAGTAATACCAAACCATGCTCTTGGTGGATCTACAAATATAGTTGTAAACGTAGATGCTTCTGGTTCTTCTGTTGAAGGAGATGAAGAACAAGGTAGAGAGCTTGGCCGTCTTATATCAGTTGCTATACAATCAGAATTAGTACAGCAAAAAAGACCTGGAGGTTTGCTTGCATAATGGCTACGTTTCCTTCAATAAAACCTACATACGGACAACAAAAAAGATCCGCACCAAATACCAGAACAATTCGTTTTGCTGATGGGTTTGAACATAGAATATTATTTGGATTAGCAGAGCATCAAAATCCAAAAGTGTATAATTTTACTTTTGAAGTTTCAGAAACAGACGCAGATACTATAGAAACTTTCCTTGATGCTCGTGCAAACGATAGTGATAGCTTTGATTTTACTGCACCTGGAGAAGCTGCTGCACAAAAATTTGTTTGTGAAACTTGGAATAAATCTATACCATATAACAATAGAGCTACAATACAAGCAACATTTAGAGAAGTATTTGAACCATGAGTACTGCTCCGATTATTACTGATCTACAAAAGATCAATCCATCAGCAATTATTGAATTGTTTACACTTGTTACTACAACAGCATTACATGGATCTAATACAACCTATAGATTTCATGCTGGTACAAATCTTAATTCAAATGCAGATATAATCTGGGCTGGTAATACATATACAAAAATGCCAATACAGGCTGAGGGTTTTGCATATCAAAATGGACAACTACCTAGACCAACCCTTACTGTCAGTAATGCAACAGGGACAATTTCTGCAATATTAGCAACTGTTAATGCTACTACTACAGGTAATGACCTTACAGGTGCTACAGTCACAAGAATTAGAACTTTGGCACGTTACCTTGATGCTGCTAACTTTTCTGGAGGTAGTAATCCATTAGGAACACCAGATCCTACAGCAGAGTTTCCACAGGAAATTTATAAGATAGATAGAAAATCAGCAGAAAATAGAGAAATTGTTACTTTTGAATTAGCTGCTGTTTTTGATCTTGCAGGAGTCAGAGCACCTAAAAGGCAAGCAACTCGTTCCATATTTCCTTCTATTGGTACGTTTAACGCATGAATTGGAAAGACGAAGCACTTGTTCATGCTAAAGACCAAGACCCTAAAGAGTCTTGTGGATTACTATTAAATATTCGAGGTAAAGAAAGATATTTTCCTTGTCGTAATTTATCAATGACAGATCATCAATGTTTTATTATTGATCCAGAAGATTATGTAAAGGCAGATAATATTGGAGAGATAACTGCCGTTATTCATAGCCATCCTGTTACACCACCTACACCTAGTCAAGCAGATCAGATTAGTTGTGAACAAAGTAACCTTCCATGGCATATTGTTAATCCAAAAACAGAGAAATGGGGATATTGTGAACCTTGTGGATATAAACCACCTTTAATTGGTAGACCATGGGTGTGGGGTGTTACTGACTGTTGGAGTTTAGTAAGAGATTGGTATAAACAAGAAAAAGGTATTGAACTTAAGGATTGGGATAGACCAACTACACCTGAAGAATTTTTAAAAGATCCTATGTTTGAAAGATGTGCATGGAGAACAGGTTTTAGACAATTAAGACAGGAAGAAAAGTTAGAAAGAGGAGATTTATTATTTATGTCAATCATGGCAGATGGTTTAAATCATGTGGCTTTATTTTTAGGAGATGATATTTTACATCATTTAACAGATAGACTATCTTGTAAAGAACCTTATTCTCAATGGTTATTAAAATGCACTGGAGGGAGGTATCGTTATGCTTCGTAAATTAAAACTTTATGGAGAGTTAGCAGAATTTATTGGACATAAAGAATTTGAGGTGCAGGTAAATTCAATATCTCAGGCAGTAAGTTTTCTTGTCTGTAACTTTCCAAAATCAGAAGCCTATATAGCAGAAAGATCATATAAAATTCTGGTTGGTGATTATGAGGTAGGAGAAGATGAATTAGCTCATCCTATAGGACAATCTGACCTGCATTTCGTTCCTGTTATCACTGGTGCTGGCGGCCGAACTGGAAAGTTTATTTTAGGAGCAGCACTTATTGGTGTTGGTATTGTATCTGGAGGAACAGGTTTTGCTTTAAATACAACACAGGGATTTGGTTTTTTTGGCGGTACTTTAGCGGCTACAGCAGGAAATATAGGTGTAGCTTTAACGCTTTCTGGAGTTGCTGATTTATTAACTCCAATACCAAAGACACCTGATTTTACTTCAGAGCAAGACCCAAGAATATCATTCAAATTCAGCGGTTTACAAAATACATCAAGGGCTGGTACTCCCGTTCCAATAGTTTACGGTGAAATTTTTACAGGAAGTGTTGTAATAAGTGCAGGTGTTGATACTGAACAGGTAAGAGCATGAAAAAGAATCCTAAAATTATCAGAGGTGCTGGTGGCCCTCCCCCACCATCTGCTCCACCACAACCAACAAGAACTCCTGATACTTTACATAGTAGACAGTTTGCTACTCTTCTTGACCTAATATCAGAAGGAGAAATAGAAGGTTTTGCTACTGCTTCCAAAGCTGGATTAACAAAAGGTACAACTGCATATAACAACGCTGCTTTAAAAGATATATTTTTAAATGATACAGCTATTTTGCAATCCAGTGCCAGCAATACAAGTCCTGCCAGTACAGATTTTAATTTCCAGGATGTAACTTTCACACCAAGATTTGGAACGTCAAGTCAGGAACATATCAGTGGTATAGAAAGTAGTGAGTCAATAAATGCTGTAGGTGTAACAGTTACAAACTCTACTCCTGTGACCAGAACAATATCTAATTCTGATATTGATGCTGTGAAGGTAACAGTAACTTTTCCTCAGATACAGGTTGCCACTGATTCTGGTGATTTACTTGGTAGTTCTGTTAATCTTCAAATTCAAATTCAATACAATGGTGGTGGATTTACAACTTTAATAGATGATACTGTTACTGGTCGTACTGCTGATGCTTATCAAAAAGAATATCGTGTAAATCTTACAGGTGCTTTTCCTGTTGATGTAAAAGTTGTAAGAGTTACGGCTGATCCTTCTTCTGCCAGTACAGTAAATACTTTTCAATTTACAAGTTTTACTGAAATTATTGATGATAAACAAACATATTTAAATAGTGCATATGCGTCATTAAGGCTTGATTCTCAACAATTCAGTTCTATCCCATCAAGAAAATATCGTATTAGAGGAATAAAGGTAAGGATTCCAGGAGCAGGTGCTAGTGGATCGGGAACACCAACAGTAGATAACACAACTGGTCGTATTGTTTATCCTGATGGCTATATTTTTAATGGAGTAATGGGTGCAGCTCAATGGTGTTCATGCCCTGCAATGGTACTCCTTGATCTTCTCACAGATACCAGATACGGATTTGGAGATCATATAACAGATAGTTCTCTTGATTTATTTTCTTTTGTTACTGCAAGTAAATTTGCTAATACTTTAGTTGATGACGGATTTGGAGGACAGGAAGCCAGATTCAGTTGTAATGTAAATATTCAGAACAGTAATGAAGCATTTGATCTAATAAATGAACTTGCAGGAGTTATGCGTTGTGTTCCAATATGGTCTGCTGGATCAATAGAACTGGCACAGGACAGTCCGAAAGACAGTTCATATCTATTCAGTCTTGCTAATGTTACTGAAGCTGGATTTAATTATTCTGGCAGTAGTCTCAAAGCAAGACACAGTGTTGTTTCTGTGTCTTACTTTAATATGGATTCGCAAGAAGTAGATTTTGAAGTTGTCGAAGATAGTGCCTTAATAACAAAGATAGGTACAGTTGTTAAACAAGTAAAAGCATTTGCCTGCACATCACGGGGTCAAGCTGCAAGATTGGGTCGTGCAATACTTTTTAGTGAAAATAATGAATCTGAAATTGTTAACTTTTCAACTTCTATTGATAGTGGTGCGATATGTAGACCAGGAAGTGTTATCCAAATAAACGATCCAGTAAGAGCAGGAGTAAGGAGATCAGGAAGATTAAAAGCTGTTGCATCTACAACTGTTATGACAGTTGACGATACAGATGCCACTGACTTACCAACAACTAATAGTCCAACACTTTCTGTTATTCTTCCTGATGGAACGATTGAAACTAAAGATATAAGCAGTATATCTAGTGGTGTTGTAACAGTATCAAGTGCTTTTTCTCAGACACCAAATGTAAATACTGTTTGGATGATATCAAATACAACTATATCCTCGCAGTTGTTCAGAGTAATAAATGTAGAAGAACAGGATGGTATTAATTATGTGGTTACGGCTTTATCTTATAAAGATGGTAAATATAGTTTTATTGAAGATGGATCTTCTCTTGCCACTAGAACTGTAAGTCTTTTAAATGAATTAAAAAATCCTCCTGTTGGTTTACAAGCAGAGGAAAAAATTGTTGTTATCAACAATAATGCTGTATCAAAATTAATTATCAGTTGGCAACCAGTTACAGGTGTTACTCAATACCAAGTGAACTATAGATTTAACAATGGTAATTATGTTTCAACAACTGTTTCTAGTCCAGATTTTGAAATTTTAAATACTGATATTGGAACATATGAAATACAGGTATTTAGTTTTAATGCTGCATTACAGTTAAGTGCAACTTCTACTAATTTGACTTTTAATGCTGTTGGTAAGACCGCACCACCATCTGATATTACAAATTTAACTTATGAACCTATTTCAGATAAGGAGATAAGACTTAGGTGGGATGCTGTGCCAGATGTAGATGTAAGAGCAGGTGGTCGTATTCATGTCAGACATTCTCCCAAGACCGATGGAAGCGGTACTTTTCAAGATGCAACAGATTTAGTGTTCGCTTTGAGTGGGGCATCAACAGAAAAAATGGTTCCACTTTTGGAAGGTGAGTATATTCTCAAGACACAAGACGATGGAGATAGATTCAGTACAGGTGAAACAAGTATCGTTATAGATTTACCTGAAGCACAGCCAAAACTTTTAGTACAAACAAGAAGAGAAGATCAAGACAGTCCAGCATTTCAGGGGGCAAAGACTAATATTGGATTTGATTCTGGTACAGGGTCAATAAGTTTGGCTGGCGTAGGAAATTTTGATGATATTACAGATTTTGATACAGAAAATTCTATTGATGACATTGGAGGTGTTTCTTCAACTGGAACATATTTGTTTAATGAAACTTTAGATTTAGGTGCTGTATTCAGTCTTGATCTTAGAAAACTTATCCAAACTGATTCTGTTTATTCTAATGATTTGATAGATTCAGTTACAGATATTGATGCAAGACAAGATTTTGATGGTGCTTCCAGTGTTGATACCAATGCTGAAGTTTTTGTTCAAACCTCTCAGGATGGCAGTAGCTATTCAGATTTTCAAAAGTTTGCCAATGGTACATTCAAGGGCAGAACATTTAAATTCAAATGTGTGCTGACAACAAATGATACAAACCAGGATATAAGAGTCAGTCAGCTTGGATATTTTGCGGAGTTTCAAAGAAGAACAGAACAAAGTACAACAACCATTGCTTCAGGGGCAGGGGCAAAATCTATAACATTTGACCATCCGTTTTTCACAGGTACTAGCGCATTATTAGGTGCAAATTCTAACCCACCAGCTATCGGAATTACTGCTTTTAATATGGCAACTGGTGATTTTTTCGAGCTTTCCAGTATCACTGGAACAGGCTTTACAGTTCATTTTAAAAATAGTTCTGGCAGTTCTGTGGATAGAAACTTTAACTTTACTGCTATTGGTTTTGGTAAAGGTTAATATTTAGGATATACTTAGGAAAAAAGTTGGTTTGCTATGTCAAGAGTCGATAATACAGGCGGTACAGGTTTTACAACTGACAACGGAACAGGACTCGTTGTGAGAACGAAGCTTAACCAAATAGTTGCAGCTTTAAGCACATTAAATCAAGGTTCTGGCGATCCTACGATCGGTGTTGCAGCTTATGTACCACATATTGATGGCGATACCTTAAAAATAAGAAATTCTGCTAATAATGCTTTTGTTACTTTAGGTGATGTAAGTGCAACGAACTTTGGTCATGCGGGATTATCAGCAGCTAATACTTTCACTTCAACAAATATATTCCAAGAAGATGTAACTTTTACAGGAGCAAGTGCAAATATAATTTTTGATAAATCTACTGATGATTTAATCTTCAATGATGGTGCAAAAGCTATATTCGGAACAAGCTCTGATGGTATAGAAATATATCATGCTTCAAATGAAAGTTTTATAGATGATCAAGGTACTGGAAATTTATTTATTAGATCAAATGGTGCAGGTATTCACTTAAAAAAACATGGAACAACAGAAACTTTAGCAAAATTTAATACTGATGGAAATAATGAATTTTATTTCGATAATTCAAAGAAATTTGAAACTTCTTCGGGGGGCGTGAGTTTAACAGGAGGAGCAGCAGCAAACGTCACTGCCCTTTCTGATGGGTCAACAATAACAATAGATATGGCTACAGCCTGTCATCATTCAGTAACACTAGGTGGTAACAGAACTTTTGCAGCACCTTCAAATCAAGTTGTTGGACAATCTGGCTCAATATTTATAACTCAAGATGGTACAGGTTCCAGGACAGCTTCCTTTAACTCAGCTTTTAAATTTGTAGGCGGCACAGCACCAACACTTACAACAACGGCTGCTGCGGTAGATCGGATTGATTATGTAATTTTATCCAGTAACGTCATTCATTGTGCAGTTTCTTTAGACGTTAAGTAATGCCATTTTTTGATCCAATAAGAATCGGAGCTTCTGGGGCTGCTGATGATTACACAATAGATCGCAGTTTAAGATTTAATGATGATGATAGTTCGTATTTATCAAGAACACCTAGTAGTGCTGGAAATAGAAAAACTTTCACTTTTAGTGCATGGGTGAAACGAAGTTCATTTGGTCGTGGGGTTTTATTGGGAGCTTCAACAAATGTAGGAAGTCAGGAAAATGGTATTGAATTTGATTCAACTATAATAAGGTGCTATGAATATACAGGTTCTTTTGGTTATAGGATTGAAACTAACGCTAAATATCGTGACCCTAGTGCTTGGATGCACATTGTTTTTGCTTTAGACACAACTCAAGCATCATCTGGAAATAGAGCAAAACTTTATGTCAATGGTGAACAAATTACAGATTTAAACGCTAACACTCAACCCTCACAAAACCATGACTCTGCATATTTAAATACAACAACAGAACAGCGAATAGGACAATTAGCAGGTAGTCATGATTTTGACGGATATATGGCAGAAATTAACTTTATTGATGGATTTCAATATGACCCCTCATATTTTGGAGAAACAGATGCCACAACAGGTCAATGGAACCCTAAAAAATATACAGGAAGTTATGGAACAAATGGTTTCTATCTTAACTTCAGCGACAACAGCGGCACTTCTGCAACAACACTTGGTAAAGATTCAAGCGGTAACGGCAACAACTTCACACCAAATAATTTTTCTGTAAGTGCTGGTGTTGGTAATGATTCTTTAGAAGATACACCAACTAATAATTTCTGTACGTTAAATCCTTTAGCTATGACAGCTACTGGCAATGTTACTCCTAGTAATGGTAATTTAGATGCAAGTTATGGGTCTGGTAGTGGGGGAATTGCTGGAACTTTTGCTGTAAGTAGTGGAAAATGGTATTGGGAAATAACAGTTACTGCTACGTCTAGCGCAAGAATTGATACAGGTGTTATTGATGATACTTTTGAAATTTATAACGGAAGTGCTAGATATAATCCGGGTATTGATTCAAAAAGTTATGCATATACAAGTCTTGGCACAAAATATAATAATAATACTGACACCTCGTATGGTGCAACTTATGGAACAAATGATGTAATTGGAATTGCTTTAGATTTAGATAATGGAACAATTACTTTTTATAAAAATAATGTCTCACAAGGTCAAGCATTTAGTGGGTTGACAGGTGGTTTTTTGCCGGGTGTTGGTGATGGTAACAGTTCTGGGACACATTCAATTTCTGCAAATTTTGGACAAAGAGCATTTGCTTATACAGCACCAACAGGATATAAAAAATTAAATTCAGCAAACTTACCCGATCCAACAATACTGCTACCTAATAAACATTTTAATACTTTGCTTTATACAGGTAATGGTGCAGCTTCGGGTCATCAAATCACAGGATTAAATTTTCAACCAGACTGGGTTTGGATAAAAAATAGAACTCAAACTTTCGATCATATGCTTTTTGATGCTGTTAGAGGCGCTGGAAAATATCTTGAATCAAATACAACAGATACAGAAGCAACTGGTTCGCATCAAGAAAGTTTTGATAGTAACGGATTTACTGTTGGTGCTGGTGATAGTTCAAACAGAACAAATCTTAATAGTATTCCTTATGTTGCATGGAACTGGAACGCTGGTGATACAGATGGCAAGACTTATGCTGTAAAAGTTGTTTCTGATTCTGGTAATAAGTATAGATTTGATGATTTTGGAACATCTGCTGTAACTCTTGATCTTGCAGAAGGTGGTACTTACATCTTCGATCAATCTGACAGTTCTAATTCAGGTCATCCATTAAGATTTTCAACAACATCTGACGGTACGCATGGAGGAGGATCTGAATATACAACAGGAGTGACTACTTCTGGCACTCCAGGCTCAAGCGGTGCAAAAACAACTATTACTGTAGCTGCATCTGCTCCTACCCTTTATTATTATTGTACTCAGCACAGTGGCATGGGAGGACAGGCTGATACAAACTCAACTCTTGGATCAAGTAATTTTGATGGAACGCTACAATCAACAGTAAAAGTAAATGCAACAGCAGGGTTTTCTATAGTTTCTTATACAGTTGGTAATTTTTCTGGTATGACAATGGGGCATGGATTAGGTGTTTCTCCAGTTATTGCAATAAGTAAGAAAAGAAGTGGAACAAGTGATTGGTCTGTACAATTTGTAAATCCTTCAGATAATAGTACAGATTATATGTTTTTAAATAAAACAGATGCCAAAGGAGATACGTCTACTTACTTTACATCTACAACTGTAAAAGATGGTTTTGGTACAGGTGCTAATGGAGATACAATAATTCAATATGTATTTAGCGAAGTAGCAGGGTATAGCAAGTTTGGCAGATACGATGGCAACAATGCAAATAATGGCACGTTTGTTTTCACAGG